GCATCTGGGTATCTGACTGGAGCGGAAACAATGACTTTCCTACTATTGCAGAAGCGATCATAAACTCTGTTGGCGTACTGAATACCGGATTAAAGTTTACACGCAATTTCACATTAGGTCAGGGAATTTTTGCCTGTAAGGTTTTGGATTACGACGAATCAGGCAATGAGGTTTTACAGCGGGTTACGGATAAGTCCTTGATTGGGTTTGCTAATTCAAGGATTGTGCGTCGGTATTTGTCGAAAGCATTAAGGGATTACCTTAAGTTTGGTTGTGCATTCGTTCAGATCATGATGAATGCTGCTGGTGATCAAATCGTGGGTATTAATACTATCAATGCCAAGTATTGCCGGCTGAGTGTGGCCAATGAGTTTGGAGTAATCGAAAAATGCGTTGTGTCGGGTAAATGGCCTGACTGTCCGGCAGAATCGCAATATCAGGTGTTGGACGTTTTGGATGAATACGATCCGGTTTATGATCTGAATCAACGAAGATGGGGTAACAGGACCGGAGGCAAATCCTTTATCTATGTGATCAAGGATAGCTGGGGGAACGGGGAGTATTATTCACAACCTATTTGGTGGGCCTCTTATTTGGCCGGCTGGATTGATATTGCCAGGAGTGTTCCGGCATTTTTAAAGAAAGCGTATGAAAATCAGATTACCTGGAAGTGGCACATACAGATTCCTTATGCTTTTTGGGATAAACAATTTCCTGCACAGGATTATCCGGATACTGAATTACGGAAAATCGCCATTGAAAAGTACATGGATGACATCGAAGCCAATCTATGTGGGCCTGAAAATGCCGGGAAGCCGATCTTTACGTTCTTCGAGATCAATCCAAGTAGCGGAGCGACTGAGGAACAATGGATTATCAAGTCATTGGATAATAAATTAAACAATGAGCAAAACCTGGTGACTTCGGCAGCTGCCAATTCTGAGATTATGTTTTCGATTATGGTAAATCCCAATGTGTTAGGGGCCGGTATGCCCGGGGGAACATACGCAGGTAATCAGGGAGGAAGCAATATCCGGGAAGCTTACCTAGTCAATATTGCGAACTGCTGGCTTGACAGGCAGGATATTTTGGATCCGCTGGATCTTTATACCCGATACAACGGCGCTGAACAGGATGTTGAATGGAGGTTTAGAAATACCGTTTTAACGACCCTTGATTCCGGGGCGGGGACTACCAAGACATTGAGTTAAGTTATTTTATCATGATACTAAGCAAAGAGAATAATCTTAAAATGGAGGAGATTCGTGAATTTATTCCGATCTCCAAGGCCGCCGAATTTGATTCATTGGCACCTCATATACGGATAGCGGAACAGGATTTCCTGATTCCGCTTATCGGAAGAGAGTTATACAATGATATGGTATTGATGTATAACGGTAAAAATGGAACCGGTTCCGGCGTTACTGATAATTCACTTATAAGTGAACTATTGAAGCTTATGCAGTCCTCAGTTATACATTTGGCCTATTGGATTGGATTTGATGTGCTTAATTCTCATGTTTCAGATGGTGGTTTTAAGCGTATTGAAAGTGATACCGTTAAAGGATTATACCGTTACCAGGAAGATAACTTAAAAAATTACCTAAAAAGCTGTGGGTTTAATCAGTTAGATCATGTATTGGAATTTCTTGAAAGTAACATTGCAGAATTTGAAGATTACCGGCAATCGGAAAATTACAGCCAGTTCCGGAGCATGATCATTCAAACAACTGATCAGTTTAACCGGATTGTATTTATAAATAGCAGCCGGTTAACTTTTTTACGGATGAAGGCACATCTGAGTTACATTGAGGAAACTTCAATCCGAAGTACCCTGGGAGAGGTTGTTTATCTATCTGTTAAAAGTGAAATATGTAAAGATGTTCCTTCAACCCGGGTGAAAAATATCCTTCCTTATATTCAAAAGCCATTGGCTTTTCTGGCTAGTGCTTTATTGATGGAAGAGAGCGGAGCGGACCTGACAGATAACGGGCTTTACTTTGCTTCCACTAAGGTAGGTAACGTGAATACCGGTGAATGGTTACCCACCAATGAAAAAAGAATTGGTATCCTGGTTGCAAGAAACCGGAGTATTGGTGAAGCTTATCTGGACCAGTTAAGAACCTATCTTGAGCAGAATCAAGAAATATGGCCGGAAGCAACAGTAACGACAGGTAAACTTTTCAGAAGAGATAATACCGGCAAAAAAACATTCTGGCAGTGATTACCATTGAAATCCGGTACCCGGGACTGATTTACAAACGGATTCTGAAAAGTAATATTCCTGAATCATGGAGTGAGATTAATGCTGATCAATTGATCAAAATTGTCCTATTAAATGAATGCCAGGATATTAATGGTGTTGATTTTATTGAATGTTTTACTGGAATTAAACCTAAGTTACTGATTAGACTTGATCGTTTTATAAATTTTAAGTTGTGTAATCTGCTTAATTTTCTGAGTGATGTTGAACCATGCACACATATTTTTTTCATAAAGAAAATTAAGGGGTTGAATCTTTTTGCTCCTGAAGATAAATTGAACGGGATGACTTTCGGACAATTTATATTTTGTGAAAGTTATTACAATGAATGGGTTAGGGAACCGGATAATGAATCGCTTATTCGGTTTGTTGGTGCGCTATATTTAGGAAAGAAAGAAACCTTCTCAGCTGAAGGTATTGAAAAGAGAAGTTTGCTTTTAAATAAATGCAGCAGGATAAAATTAAAAGCTATTGCGTTGAATTATTCCATGGTGATCCGCTGGATGCAACTAAGATACCCGATGGTTTTTACTGAAGGAAAAAACCAGGGTGACCAGGAGATTACTAAAAAGATGGTGAGTTCAGTATGGGTTAAATTGTTTGAATCAATTGTTGGGGATGATTTGATTCACCGTGATTCATATGCACAGTTACCTATTCATGCAGTCCTTAAATTTATGACACGTAAATACATTGAAGGATTAAAGGTTGATTAATTTTAATGCTATGGATATAAAATTTTCTGATCTGGTTCAATATTTCAAGGATATTGCATCAAAACACAAGGGTATAGGTCAAAAGGCTAACGAAAAACATTTTTATCGGTTTGAGATTGAAGAGGTTTTGTCAGGACTGAAAAATATTAATTACCCTGCTTTGATTTTGGAAAGTTACCGGTGCGACTTCACCGATGATCTTGGAGATAATATTTTGAAGAATCGTTCCGGTGCTTTCATTCTGCTGGATCATGTAAATGATATTGGAGATTTTGATCAAATACACCTGGTATGGGATAATCTGGAGAACATCGCAGATGATATACTGATTCGTATTAAAAGGGATAAGAGGGATAGTTTCAACAAAACAATCAAGGATTTTAAAATTGGTTCCGTGGAATATAGTTTATTGGCCAATGAACAGGATAGAAATTACGGTATCAGGTGCACATTTACAATTTCATCCCCATTAACAGCTGCAAGGGAGAATACGATTTGGATAACAGAATAAGCGTAAAAAGATGGCAGTTATTAAAAGTGGTAGTAATGGTATTGGTGCCGAGCAAGCTCCAGGGGTTGATCCGCAAAAACAAAATGAAATTGTACGGAAATGGTTACGCCTTGTCCAGGGAAGATTGCAACAATCGACCAGTGGGTTTACTCATGGAAAAGCCGGAACGGTTTCCAAACGTTATCGTATTGAGAAAAAGCTTACTGCAAGTTTAAAATCAGAAACGAAGCAAAATTACGGGGTTATAGACAGGGCTTCACTGGTTTTTGAGCGGCATGGAATATTTGTTCACAAGGGAGTTGGCAGAGGTTATAAAATGTCTGGAGGTGTTGTGACCCGGACAGCCAAATCTGTAAGTCCTGCCGTAACAAGAAGACCTGTTGAGTGGTTTAATCCGATCATTAAACAGTTGATTCCTGAGCTCGTGAAGGATCTGGAAGAGGTTAATGCTGATGCGGTGATCAATGCTACTAGGTTGGTTATTAAATAATTAAATAACGTCTCGCAGGGCAGGAGTTAACCGATGAACTTCTTACAAATAGTTGCTTTTCAAATACCAATTTTCTGTCAACGAAGCACAGAAACCCGACTTGCGGGAATTTTGCTGTTAGCGGTTAGGTTTTCGGTTGTTTGAATTATCAATATTTGTTTTACGTTTTTGATATTCTGGCTATAAAAATCTCTCAAACTACTCTGCTTTGACGAACCCCGAAATTGTCACAAGTAGCACAAAGTCAATTTAAAACCTTTTTCAAAACCCTATGCGCGTTAGTTGCAGTTCAAATCATAGACATTATTAGCAACACCCTTTTGCAGGAGCTTGAATTACCTTTACAATAACTTTTGGTCCCTCCGAAGCACCTCCAGCACAACCGCCACATAGCCCAATTAAGCACATACAACCACAACAACTTGCACATGGGCATCCATTCGCCATATCTGTCGCAGCATGGCCATTTGAACAAGTATCGCTACTGCCTTCTACTTTACAGCAATCATTAATGCATCCATCACAGCAAAAACCACAACATGTACCACAGCAAGAGCAATGGTTTCCCCATTCAAAAAAATTACTGCAACAGTCGGCTTTATAGAGAGCATGGTTTTCAGCAGGAATCAAATGAGGGAATAAGATAAAAAGAAAAAGTAATGAAAAAGTAAGAATAGCAAAAGATAAATAGCGAATAATAATGTTTTTCCTTTTCAGTGAAATGATTCTGGCTGTGTTAATTGCAAATTGATAGCGCTCTTTTATTGAAAAAATTTTGTTTGTGCAATTCTTCAAAGTAGAACAACATTTTTTTGGTGCAATTTTATTATTAATATTCAAAAGAAGATTATTAATAAATGTTTTTTGTTTAGTTTCAGGAATTGGCAGGAGGTAAATAGACTTCTTAATTCTATCAAGTTGTTCATAAATAAATGATGCAGCTGACTCAATTAAATTTGATTTGTCAGTCAGATTGTAAAGTAGAAATAAATTGAACCCTCTTCTCTTTTTATCTTTCTCATAGTCCTCAATTGCATCTATAAGATACACAATTTTTCCAAAATTTGCCCCGATCTTCCAAAAGGTTTTTGATAATTGTTCGTCATTAAATCTTGCAACACTCTGTTTAAATACCAATCCAGTAATTTGCGCTGTTTGATTTGAGTAATAACTTAATGTTTCATAGAAATCTGGAAATATAACCTTTTGCTTTTCACGATTAAATTGTTCAAGTACTTGTTTTTCAATAATATCTACATGTAGGTTTTGTTCGATTAGATATTTTTTTGCACTTTTAAAATTTGAATTGGTTAAGTATTTAAATAATGTCCAGATATTTAATTTTTGCTTAGAGTCATTTATGTTGTCTACAATTTTGAAATGTCCAAGCAAAATGTTTATTGATGCAGTGTATTTTAGAAAATGTGGAATTTGCTCTTCTTTTTCTGGTAATGTCCAGCAAGTAAAAGGTTTGATGTAAATGAAGTCCTCTTTACAATTATTTACTGTCGCTAATAATTCGCTAAGGAAAACAACATCAAAGTTTAACAGTACTCTTTCTTTATGTCCATATAGTTTGCCTATTGTTTTGCAAGTTCCACAGTAGTTTATGCGGAAATCATAATTCTCCTCTGTAGTTAATTTTCTATTTTGCAATAGTCCGAACATATTATAGTATCTTCAATTTTATTGGTAAAATAAAATCAGAAAATTCATTCTTCTTATAACCAGATGCCTTCTCAAGCTGCACTTAAACTGACCGCTTCATTTTTATACACGCTAAAACCTTCCATATTGCTTCCTACGCAAGCTGTTTATACGAAACGATGTTGCGTATTATTTTTTGTAAAAATACAAAGTAATTTATTCCCAATTAAATTAAATGTATGTTATTTAATTCAATACGATCATATTTAATCTGTCCTTTCCTTCCTCTATCCATCCCGGTAACTTAGCCAAAAACAAAGCGAATGGCAGCAACTTACGATCGTAGGATTAGTTTTTACATCAATGGGAAAGAGATTTCGAATGATCTTAAAAGTATTCGATCCGAAATGACGAAGATGAATAATGAGCAGGCCCGGATGATCATTGGAAGCAAGGAATATATAAACCATGCCAAGGGGATCAGGGAATTAAAAGGAATTATGGCAGACCATAACCAGCAGGTTGCTGCTATTGGTAAATCATGGAGTTTGGCAAAAATGGGAGATTCATTCAATCGGTATTTTTCCATGCTTCAGGCCGGTACTGCTGCTGTTGTTGGTTTAGTCCTTGGGTTTAAGGCATTGGTTAAAGTTCACAATGATTTTGAAGAGCGGGTATCCAATCTTTCGGCGCTTACCGGTTTATCTGGTAAAAATTTACTATGGTTGGCAGATCAGGCAAAACTATTAAGTACAACTACTTTTGAAGGGGGTATCCGGGTTACTCAGAGCGCACAGGATATTGTTGATGCGTTTACCAAGATGGGATCGGCCCGACCGGAACTTTTACAAAATAAAGAAGATCTTGTTCAGGTGACTAAGCAAGCTTTGATTCTTGCTGCTGCTTCAAAAATGGAGATGGAACCGGCTATTAATGCGGTTGCAGCTTCAATGAATCAGTTTAATCTAGGAGCTGTTGAATCTCAAAGAATTATCAATGTTCTTGGGGCTGGCGCTTTGGCCGGTAGTGCGGAGGTGGAACATCTTACCAAATCTATGTCTACTGTTGGTACCGTGGCTTATAATTCCAATTTGACCCTCGAACAAACGGTCGGTATTCTGGAAACCTTGGGGGAACGTCAGTTAAAAGGAGAACAGGCGGGAACACAATTAAAAGCTTCCTTGATTAGTTTAAAAGCGGCACACCTGGGTTATGCCAGTGGAATATTCAATGTTCGGGATGCGCTTGTGGAATTAAGAGCCAAGATGGATGGTAGTGGTGATGCTATTGAACGTGATGGTAAATTGATTGAAGTTTTTGGAAAGCGAAATATTACTGTTGGAACTATTTTAACCAGTAATATTGACCGTGTGGACTATTTTACCAAAGCGGTCACCGGAACTAATATTGCTTTATGGCAGGCTGCTGTTAATTCCGATAACAACAATGCGAAGCTTGCCCAGGCCGGGAATAGGATTTCAAATATCGCCAATGAGTTAGGTGGTAAACTAACTCCGGCGATGCACACTGTTACTGGTTATTTTGGTATGTTTCTAAAAGGTTTGATCTTTATGATCGAAGCTTTTGGTACTTACGGAAGGGTAATAATTACTACCACCTTAGCAATTATTGGATATACTGTGGCTGTTAAGTTGCAGACTTTATGGCAAAGCAGAGCAAATCAGGCTACCTTATTACAGATTATCACGCAAAAAGCCCAGGCTGTTATGACTACCATATCAGCGGTTGCCAGCCAATTATGGGCAGCTTCCCTAATGATTATTACCGGTAATCTAAAAGGGGCTACCGCTGCGATGAGAACCCTTACGGCTACCATGAAATTAAATCCAATTGGTTTAATTACAGGGTTAATTATTGCGGGCACGTCAGCGCTTCAATATTATATTGAGAAAAAGGAAGAAGCTGCTGAGGCTGCAAATGTTTCAAATAACATTTTAAAAGAAGAGAAATCCTTAATGGCCGGATATTCGAGTGATATTATTACTGAAAAGAATAATTTAAATGCAATGGTTGGTATGATTCTCCGGACCAATGAAGGGGAGGAGATGAGAGGTATTTTAATTGACAAATTAAAAGAAAAATATCCGGGCTTATTATCTTTTATAACCAATGAAAAAATTACCAATAATGAATTACGAACCATATTGAAGGATGTAAATACACAATACGATGAGAAATTGAGATATGCAGCGCTAAGGGCCAGCAGTGATGCCATTACCAACGCTTCGATAAAAGCGGAGGAACGTAAGTTGGTCATTGAAGATGAACTCTTAGCCATTGAAAAACAACGATACCTTGTTGGTGATAAAAAATCTGATGCTCAGGTTACAGTCCTTAATGCCGAGTACACAAAGTTGAATGGTAACCTTGCTGATTATAAAAAGAAACAGGTAGAGCTAGCTGAAACGATGGTTAAATCTAGTGAAAAGGACAAGCTTAATAAAACTGTTGGTGGTATTGATCAGCAATTAGCTGCACAATTGGTTTCCCGGAATATTTATAATGCTAAATTAAAATTGGCCCGCGAGAGTGATAAAAAGGATGAGATTAAATATTATCAGGACCAGATTGATTTGACTGATGCGCAGATCAACCTATTAAATATGAAAAAGAAAAATCTGATTGAAACGCAGGTTAATGAACCGATTGATCATTCAAAAGGCACTGAAAGAAGTGATTTGATTTTATTAAAAGAGCGTGAACTTAAAGCTGCCAATGAATTACCTGGTTCTACTAAAAAAGAACTGATTTTTAGAAATCAAAAAGTGGAAGCCATTGAAAAGGAAATAGCAGCATTAAAAGAATTGGGGAAATCTCATTCTGCTCTTCAGGATAAGGAAGATAAGCTAGAGGACAGAGAAAATAAAAAGATTCTGGAACGCCTGCAGGCGGAGAACAGTAAGCAAATTGCGCTGATCAATGAGAATCATATGTTGGGATTATCCACCGATGAGCAATATAAAGCGCAGCTTGTTGCCCAGGAATTTCTATTCCAGAAAAGTAAAATTGACAACTTTAAAAAAGGGGGAAAGCTTTACGAAGAGGCGGTGGCCGCTTTTAATACCTTATTGGTCACTCAGAGTGAAGCTTTTAAACAGCATATGTTGGATGCTGAAAATGCGCTTGACCAGGCTAAAATTGACAATCTGAAGGATAAGATTGAAAAAGAAAAGGCTGTTGAAGAGTTACGGTGGAAAAATGAATTGATCAGTTTGAAAAAACAGATCATTGTTCGGGCTGAGTTAAAGAAAGAGGAGGTTTTATACAATGAAAAGGTCAATGCAACTATTGTTGAAAAAACAAAGGAACATCTTGAAACTACAAATAAATTAAGTCAGGCCGGTTTGATTCAAGCTCAAATGAATAAGGCTTTAATTCAGGAAGCCGGGGCCTACAGTGATCAGCAAAAATGGATAGCTGAAAGTGCAAAAAATAAAGCGCAATTGGCTCAGGATATTTTGGATTCAGATAGCAATGAAGTTCTTAAGGCTCAGGCTGAAAGACGTTATGCAGATAGTTCACAAAAAATAAAAGATGAGCAGATAACCAAAGAATATGGAATCAAAGAAGAACGACTGAAGAATATTTCCGACCTGACTGGTGCGATGATTACGGCAGTTGGTATTGAAAGTGATTTAGGTAAGGCATTGTATTTATTTCAGCAAGGGCTTGCCATCGCTTCTATCTGGACTGAGTATGCAAAACAGTTGATGATCATCAATACCCAGGCTTTACTGATGGGTCCTATTGCAGGTCCGATTTGGGCTGCTACCCAGGATACCAAGGCAACTGTTACGGCTGCTGTTGCAACGGCTGTCATCGTAGCCCAGTCAGTCGGAACAATGACTGCCGGAAGTAGCAAGAAAAAAAAGAAAGGATATAATGAAGGTGGTTTTACAACTCCTGGTGATGCATTGGAAATTGCGGGCGTTGTCCATCATGGAGAGTATGTTATTCCCAGAGAAGGATTGAAAAACAGATCCTTAATTCCATTTATCCATGCCATTGAAGGGGCACGGATGAATCATGGATTATCCAGTTTTGATTTAAATCCCTTGATGATTACTAAAAGGGTACAAGAGAATTATGGTTTAAGTGGTCTAGGTAATAGCTTATCAGGAAGTTCGATGCGTAATTCCCAGGTGAATCAGAATTATCAAAATGTGGAATTAGTTACAGCGGTTAAAGAATTAAACAGGCAATTAAAAAATGGAATTAAAGCCAATGCCTATATCAATAAGTATGGTCGTAATGGTCTGGATGATGCGATCAGCGACATTTCAAAGTTTAAGAAGCAAGTTTATAAATCCTGATATGAAACTCACTGTTAATAATAAAGCCATTGCTTTACCTGTTGGTGGGACGATAAGCCTTGAAAGGGTATCTCCGTATCTAAATGATAATTCGGGGAGTTATTCATTTCCATTTCCTGTGCCCACATTGCCTAATCAGCAAAATCTGGATTGGCCCGGCAGGTTGCAACGTGTGGGCGATGTTGTGGATCAAACGTTCATTTTGGAAGAAAATGGAATACAGATTTTACGGGGGGCTGTGGACTATGATTCGGTCACCAAGGATGAGATTGGCTTAATTCTTCAAAGTGGGGACACTGAATTTAATAAAAAGATGGAAGGTCAGAATTTGTCAGACCTCGATTTTGGCAGTGAATGGTGGCCCAGCTATATAGATGCAGAGAATGATGCAACCAATAACTTTCAGGCAAAATTTGCAGAATGGGATTTATCCAATAGTTTAGATAACCAAATGTTTGTCGTTGCTCCATTTCAAATTAAGGTAGTGGACACTTTAAGGGTTGCAAATTATCAGCAGTGGAATGGTGCCGGGGATACCCATTTGGCCATGTATGATTTTGCCGGTGGAAATCCGCTTTGGAATGCCTGTGCCTGGTTTTGTTTGCAATTCAAAATCTACTTTTTAATTGAAAAGATCTTTGAAGGTGCCGGATACCGTATAATTGAAGATGAACTGAAATCTTCCGAATTTAATAAGGCAGTGCTTTTCAGCAAAATCCTTTTTCTGGGTCATGAAACCCGTGGAAGGCTAAATACCCGGATGACGGTACTTTATTACAATTATCTAATGCCTGATGGTATTGACGTGGTGACCTTTCTTAAGACGGTAAAGAATATATTCTGTATGGTTTACCTGATCGATGAATTAAAAAAAGAGGTTCGGATACAGTTTAAAAAGGATCTGTTTTTACCTGAAAATTTAAGTCCTTTAAAGATCAAAGAGATCGAAGGATGGAGCCACCAGGAGGTAAAAGCCTCCAAAGGATTTTCATTGAAATATAGTAGTCAGGATAGCGAGTGGGACACCAAAAGTAATTATCCGGACTGGGTAAATGATGTTTATGATTTACCGGTAGCTTTGAGCGATGGTGAGATATTAAGTGTTCCAAGACTTGACCGTGATTACATTACTATCCGCAATGATAACGGGGATCTTGTCTGGCAGGAGATTGGAAGGTTGAAGGATTATCCTGAAGCACCGGGTGAGGAAGTAGTTGAAATAGGCATTAAGGTTCCTGGACAGTTGCAATATGTTGAACACTCAATTACCTTGGAATCACCTTATTTGCAAAATTTTTCCCAGCAAGTATATTCGCTAATGGTTTATGCACAGGATTTTACATCCAATGTTCCGTTAAGCATTTCGCTTTATCATGGACGAAAGACCTTTGCCGGCCTGGTTAATTATCCCTTTTTGTCCGGCGCAAAAATATCAATGGATGGTTTAATAAATACCGGCATGTCCTTGAAACCGGAATACTTATATAATTCGGTTTATGCTGAATTTTTAAATTGGCAGACCTACCGGGCCCGGGAATTTACCAAGTACATTGAACTGACCATGGATGAACTATTGGCTTTACAATGGGGGAAGAGGTATGTCATAAATGGGATTATTGTTATCCTGGAAAGGGTAAATTATGAAATACCTTATTGGGGTAAAGTGGAAATAAAAGGATATACGGGCTAATTCTGAGTTAAAATAATTTACACTTAGGTTAATATTTAATTAGTTTAATTATTGATTAGACTAATAATTGAGATTCAAATAGATAAATCTGACACTTATTTGAAAAAGAGGTACACCTATTAGCATTATGGCACAGACATGACATTTACGCACTTTTTATTTCTGTTTATTTCAATACTTTCGGCGCACGAATAAGAAATGTATTGTTTTGATGATTCGGAATATCAATTTTAAGCTTCTCTCCACCGGTTCATTCAAATGGTTATTACCTTTTGAATATTTGCATAGATAATACGGATTGGATGTACTAACAGTTTCTTTACCCCGCACTCTTATTTGTTTTCAAGGAATTTTCACCTTGTTTATTTGGAATATAATTGTTTCTAGTATATAATTTAATATTAATAAATGCTTGAATATGAATACAATAAAACGTGTTATGCTAAATCAGTTGGAAATTTCAAAGATCATGGAGCTTTATGAAATTAAGCGACAAAAGAAAAGGTTAGCGAGAAATGAAATGTTGGATGTGTGTATGGAAGTCATTGATAAGGCTATTCGTTATATAGCTTCTACAGAAACGATTCCAGATAACGGGTATTCAGAAAAGAAGCGGATTACTTTAATCCAGGATCTTCGCAATTTAAGGGAGATGCTGAAAAAAATGAAAAGAACTGTTCTGACTATTATTTTCATGCTGTTTGAGCCCGAACTGCTATCGAATTTATATGAGTTTGGAGATATTTACATCAATTAATTAAAGAGAGGACGGTCCAACGGTTCATAACCGTTTGGAATCAGGATTTTCAATAAAAAGCTGCTTCGAGAGTCTGTGACTACTTGAAGCGGTTTTTTTTTGTCCTTTAAATTTGGTTGACAAGCCAATATCTTTCGGTATTAAATTCAGAAATATGAGTTCAATATTGGCTTGTCCAGATTATGCTGACGGGTTGGTTAACCTGGTTGGAAGCATGAAAACATTTATCATTGAAAGCAGTGTGGAAGTTGCTTTTACCTTGGAGCATAATGGAGTTAAGGTAATTGATGAGGTTTATATGCCTATTTTATCCGAACTGACTACTGAAGATTTATTTGGTGGCGCTGGAGGTGGTAACGGTTCATTGGTTTCTTACGTTCGTATTGATGTTCATGAGATCATAGATCGAATTTTGAGTATTACTATTCCCGATAGTAATGTCATTGTCACTAATCAATTAAATGGGGTTTCCAATTTTAAGGCAACTATTGACGGATCATCAATTACGTTTCGTGTTATCAAAGGTGGAGTGGCTGAGTTAAATTTATTAACTGCTAATCCATGGTTACGGTCAAATTGGCTAACCTGGCAACCGCAATCAAAAGAAGTATTGCAAATGGCTCCCGAGTGGTTGGGTATTTATCCCCTTGTTACTGGTAATGTCATGGTGACAGCTTATTACAAAGATGGAACAAGCACAAGCGGAACTTTTGCTTCCCTGAGCGAAGGAATACTTTACTCTATTAATACCAGTTGGAATGAAATTGCTGCCTGGAGCGGTAAATTACCGATTGCCTGGGATGTTTGGTATTCGGCCCCAGGTATTGTGTTACCCGTTCAGAGGTACTTGTTAAGATCACCTTCGAATGAAGAGCATCTGTTTGTTTGGGCGAATACCCTTGGAGGGATTGATTCATTTTCATTTACGGGGTACCTGGAAGAAGATGAAAAACTTACTCATAAGAACATGATCCTGGATGATCTTGTTATTGAGGAATATGGGTTGGACAAACCACGGGAGTACCGGCAGGCTACTGGGTACCTTGATCAGGGTGAAAGGCTGTGGATTAAAGATTTTTTTTACTCCAGGAAAAAATATCGGGTTAAGCCTGATGGTAGTTTTAGTGGTGTATTTTCCGTGAAATCAATTGCTGTAATTTCTTCAAAAATTATCAGCAGTACAGAAGATAATGAATTCAATTTTGAATTTATTTATCGGCTTGGTAGTGATGAACAAAGGCTGAACCTTGAAAGAACTCTAGGTGATTTACTGCCACCTGAAAATTTGTCCACTTTTTTTTTGACTGAATTATTAGGTTCATTAAGTCAGGCCGGCTATGCTGAAAACCTGATGATGGCGGTTCAATCTCCTTATGCCATTGGGTGGCAAATGCTTACTTTAGAACAATTATGGGGAGGTGGATTGCCATTACATATTGATGGAACAACAATCCGGATCATCAATGGGCGCCTGACTGCCATGGGCGGTATAGGTGGGGGAGGTGGAGATATTTCGTATATCGAACTGATTAAAAATTATCTGGATAGTTTGAATATTTCCTACAATGATTCACAAACCATCCTGATCAGCGGGGCGATTTTGTGGGAAAGTGGTCTTACGTACCAGTCAACTGATACGGTAGTTTACAAGATCATGGGTGTCCGGTATACCGCGGTTAAGACAACTCTTACTTTACCGGCTGCAGATCCTAATCTTTCAAGGATAGATATTTTCTTTGCAGATCAATACAGCAATATTGGAATTTTAGTGGGTACTCTTGCCATAAACCCATTAAAGCCGGAACTACCGGAAACGGAAGTGGAAGTAGGATCGGTTTTAATTGGCCCCGGCGCATTAACTCCAGGCAATGCAGACGTAGAAAAGGTTTATGACGAACATACTGAAATGGAATGGACCCCAACAGAAGTCCATGATCCCGATTTGCTTATTGATCTGGACTGTCTCTCTGAACCCTTATCCGGAACTAAAAGGATTCAGGTTTCTATGGAGGCTACCATTGGGCACGATGATCATAAGGTAGGTGAAGCCTATCATGGTGGCGTAATCTTTAAGATCCTGAGTCCTACAACAGGATTAATAGCTGCTATTGAAGATACTGCCCTCAGTGTGTTTTATGAGAGTTTGTCCGGTGGCGCTCCATACAGTACCGGTGCGAAAGGCATTGATATAGGCACAGGCAAAGCGAACTCACAGCTTCTCAGTTTGAATCCCAGGGCAAAGGATCATGCAATTAAATATTGCAATGATTTGCTGGTCGGACCTTTTGACGACTGGTATCTTCCCTCTGAACAGGAGTTATACACGATGTACATTAATCGGTTTTTGATTGGTAATTTTGCCACCAAAACCTACTGGTCTAGTACTGAGGTGACCGGTTCCCATGATTACGATACTGCCCGATGTGTCCGTTTTTCTGATGGTGGAATATTTAGCCGGGTAAAAAACAATGCGTATGCTGTCAGGGCAATACGAAGTTATAATGACCTTACTGATCCACCGGACCCGGATGCGGATTCCTATATTACCTGTGAGAATACGGTATTGAGCTTTGTGGCCCCTGAACCTGTTGCTGTCAGGGATGGCATACTGTCCATCAATCTAAAAAGCCCCTTGCCCTGGCGTGATGATTCGATGATCCGGATTGAATCATTTTTGGGAACCCTCCGGACAGGGAGTCTATCCATGTCGAAGTTTACCAATATGTTCTCCTACCGTCCAGGAGATGATGTCTGGCGAATGATTGCCATTCAGATGTACCAATTAGCGCCCACGCAAAATACACTGGATTGTTTCCGATTAACCTTTTTGGGTAACTGGCCGAATCACCTGGATCTTGGACTGGATGATATCAGGTACCAGCATGGGACTGTTGATCCGGAGCAGGCCAAACAGGAAGCCCGCTGGGAAACAGATTACGGTTTTGTGGAGCCAGCCGATGGGACCCGGATGCTGTTTACAACGCTGAATCCCTATCTTTTAAATACGACCAAGATTTCACTTAACGGGGTGAGGCAAATTAGAGGAGAATACATGCATTATATTGAATATCAGGATAAAATATATTTCTATTATCCGCCGGAAGCCAGTAGTGGATGGGTTATCGATTATGACACGCTGGTTGCCGAAAGTAATCAGGCAGCAGGTTAAGAAATTGGATCATAGAGCTATTAAACCTACTAATATAAATAAAAGATGGAACTGGATTATATTCCTTTCATACCCGCTGACGGGCTGATTAAACTGAGACAAATAGAGCCTTTTAATCTTGGCAACATCAATATTCAGTTATTTGTAAACCAATTAATTGAATTATTGGGTGATGGTTATGAGTACTGGCGTCTAAAAGGAACTACAGGGGTAAAAACGCCTGGATATGGAGTACTCTATAACTGGTTTTCGGCTACCAATGAAAAAGGGATTGCCCCTGCCGGGTACAGGCTGCCAACCAGGGCTGAACTATTGTCACTGATTAATGACAATGGATTTGGCGCGATGTGTGATGAGTTAAAAGATACCGGGGTTATTTTCTGGGATGATCCGAATCCCGGGACTAATGCGTCCGGGTTTACTGCACGTGGAACAGGATACCGTGATTTAATCAATGACGGCTTTTTTGGTATCCGGGATGAGTTTATCATCTGGAGCGGTTCGGATGATGGGGGAGAGGAACACCCCGAAGAAGCCACTATATTTTATCTTCCGAAGGCAAGCCAACCGTATGTTTACCTCTGTCCTAAAGTAGATGGCGGTTCCATCCGTTTAATTCGGGAAACGAATGAAGGATGGGAGATTGGGGAAACGATCACCGATTTTGATGGGAACAGTTACGATACCGTTAAAATTGGAGATCAGATATGGACTTCTTCCAACCTGATCACAGAACACTTTAACGATGGTACAAGAATTCCACTTGTTGAAGATGAAGCTAGTTGGTTTGCCCTTGAAACGGAAGGGATGTGTTTTTATGACAATGACACGACCAACGGTTACACGGAAGCTCCAGCCCAGGAAATACGGATTCACAAACATGATTTGCTCAATTTCAAGGATACCGACACGTTAAAATGGAGGATCATTGAGATATCTGATACTGAGGTGCAAATCGTAGTGGATGGGCTTATAAAAAAGACTGATATACCGGATTTACAGGTTCAAAGTGACTGGGATCAATCGGAAATTGGGAAGCCGGATTTTATTAAGAATAAACCGGATATTCCAGAGGCACAGATTCAATCTGATTGGAATGAAGTTGACACAGAAGCTGCGGATTTTATAAAAAATAAGCCGACTATCCCCGATGGTGGAGTTGATCAAGTACAGTCAGATTGGGACCAATCAAATAGTACAGCCGTTGATTTTATTAAAAATAAACCAACTATCCCTGAAGGTGGAGAGGATCAAGTACAGGCAGATTGGGATCAGTCAAATAGCACTGCCGTTGATTTTATTAAAAATAAACCAAGTATCCCCGAAGGTGGCGTTGACCAGGTAAATTCTAACTGGGATGCTGTTTCTGGGGTAAGCGAAATTCTAAACAAACCAGATATTCCTGAGGCTCAAATTCAATCTGATTGGAATCAAGGTGATACTGAAGCTTTCGACTTCATTAAAAATAAACCAGAAATACCAGAAAAAGAAATAGATGCATTTGAGGTGTATATTGATTTTTTAGATACTACTCCATTTGTATACAATTGCCCTTATGCTCTAAAATTTATAGCTATGCTTCATGAAGGTACTACTGCAACATTATCAATTGCCTTAAATACGAACATGATTCAATATCAAAAGTTAACTGTTACGCCTGGCGCTATTGGTTTAATAATTTTAATCGGACAATTACTATGAGTTCAAGACAATACATACAAGTAAAAAGTATGGATCTTCCAGACCCAGCCACTTATTGTCCCGGATTTGGGTATGACTTGCCAGTTGACCCAAATATTTTACAACCTGACCCAACCTGGTACCCAACTGGAGATCCGGTTGCAGATGAAATAATTCTAACCTGTTCAGATGGTGGAGACAGACGTATTGCTTTTTACACAACAATAGATACTGGTGGCAGCTCTTTAGTGCAAGTATTTGGGGTTGGTGGAATATTAATTGATTCTCAAACAAAATCCACTAATGCCACCTATTCATTCAGATTTCCAGATGGAGGTGGTGTAGCTGGTATTGGTCAAACAACCTTTAAAGTGCGAATTACCTCTGTTACAAGTGGTAAACATATAATTGGATTTAAAACTACAACATTTCCAACAGCTAATCCAATAGCAAATTGGCAAATATTATATGCTAAGTTTAATACCCCAAATATTACCAGTTTAACCAATGCTTTTGCTGGTATTGATGCATTACAGGGAATCCAATTTTATAGTTCGCTTAATTCATTGAATCTTGCAGATAAGATATGTTATAACTGTACAGCTTTAAAATCAATTGAATTTCCAAATCTTCCAGCATGTACTACGCTTAATTCCACATTCTATGGATGCAGCTTTCTAACATCCTGTAAATTTGGAACATTACCTGCTGTTACATCAATGGCATCCACATTTTACCAATGTGTAGCTCTTCCTTCTCAGGTATTTCCATCAGATATGCCCAATGTAACTGATATGAGTAGCATGATGAGTGGTTGTACTGTATTAAAAAGTATTACTTTACCATTAACAATGGCAAAATTGAATACTCTAAGTAATTCCTTTAATTATTGTATTTCAATAGCTTATATAAAAATGCCAGCATCTTTACCATTATTGCAGCAAGCACAATCTACATTCTATGCATGCAAAGGACTTGTTAGCATAGATTTTTGTACAAGTTGTCCAAGTTTAATAAACTGTATGAATATGTGTTATGGTGCGATGGTATTAAAATCCTTTACCTTCCCGACTACGCAAAGTTATTTAACAAATTTATCTTATACTTTTGGTTGGTGTTATTCTTTAGTTACTCTTACATTGCCCATAAATGCTCCGGAAGTAACTACAATGCTTCAAATATGTGCAAATTGTTACGTACTTACTTCTTGCACATTACCAGTAGCTTTAACGAAAGTTACCACCATATATCAAGCCTTTGAATATTGTTATGAATTAACGACTGTTATATATCCAGCGATAATGGATGCAGTCACAACTGCATATGCCTGTCATTTCTATAATAACAAAATGACAAACATGACACTGCCTACCAGCATGAACGCTTGCACTACAATGGCTCAATTTTGTCAAGCATCGGCAAATACTTCATTATCAGTGGTCGTATTACCGGCAAGTATGAATGCTTTAACTTTAGCTACTGCTGCATTTA